TGTGTACCTGACGAACACCACGGTCCATGTGCCGTCAAGGTTCACTTCGATCTGATCAGCTTCGTAGTGGGTGTCTCCGTCATTGCCATCTCCAGGGGACGGGGCTCCACCACCCGACGATGGTTCACTGCCACCGATCGGACCTGTCTCGCGCAGCTGCAACGTATTCAAGAAATCCTCAAGCGCATCCCAATTGCGGACCTGTGAGGGGAGGTCCACACCTGTCTTGAAGGGGACATAGAACAGACGGCCAGCTTCGAGTGTCATCAGTCCTTCCCATCCGCAACTTGGCCACCAACACCAGCAGAGTGACGTTCTCCTCGAAGGTTCGCCCCGCCGGTATAGAAGATATGGAAATCTGAAAGGGACATCGAGGATGCAGTGAATCGGAACTTGACGACATTGATCCTGTTCCCCCACCCATCCAACGTAACGATCCTTTGACCAGCCTCGAAATCGACATCAGGGTCTGTGCCGGAGTAGCTGAGATCACCTAGCTCAAGGTTCGCGCGAGTCACGTAAGCATTGGTGGAATCAAAATCTCGGAACATCTCAACCGTGAACGCTCTTACGCCATCGCCTTCCAACTTGAACTCAACTCGACGTACACGAGCGGTCATGCCGGGACCTCCGAGCTGGATCCAGCCTGTCTCCATGACCGCATCTACAGTGCCTATTGAACTCGGTGACGGCTGTTGGCTCTGGATAGCACCTGGAACCTGTTCCCAAATCTCGTCCACAGGATCAATGGCTGTGAACAGGGTCTGGTCATCCTCCCTTGCCTGACCACAGTTGTATCGAACAGCGCCAATCTCAACAGAGTCGAGGAACCTTGTTGTGTACTCGGTCCACCCGCTTGTGACGGTGGAGAACACGAATGATCCCGGTTTCCTGTTTGCGATAACACCGTTCCTCAAATTCACACCGAGGTAGTAACGGTTGTCTCGAACATAGGCCGCAGCGTTGTAGGCGTCAGGGAAGTGGAGCTGCTCCAGGAGGTATTCGTTGATGGATTCTGACAGCCATGTGAAGGTGGCTCCGTTGTATGACCACACACCTGTTTGACGGTCAAAGAAGTAGAGAATCCCGTTGTGAACGACGACGCTCTTGGGTGACACGCATCCTCGTGCGTTGTCGAGCTGGTACAGCTGGAAGGTGGCTGGTGTCCGTCCCGTCAACTGCCATATCGAGTTCTCCTTGAAAATGATTACGTTGTCCCCGAACTCAACCATGTGCATGATCGGCTCACCATCCTTGGGAGCCACATCTATGAAGTCGAGAGCATCAAATGTCTCAGGATCAGCGACATTGGAGAACAGGATTCGTTGGGGGTTCGCTGCACTGTTGCCTGCCATCAGCCGTTGATGACGATACAACAGCGTCTTGTGAGCTGCGATAGCAGTGTTCGTTGACCATGTTGTGCCGTCAAAGGAGTACGGGTTGGTCACATGCAATGACGAGATATACAGCTTGTCACCAGCAGACGCATACGCATGCCCGAAGTCCCTGAACGATGATTCAATGCCAATGAGATCAGTGGAGTCTGTCCAGCCCCCTCCTGGTGCTGTCTGTGACCACAGAGATGATGTGTCATCGACCGCTATCAGATATTCGATCCCATTGCTCCGCTTCCACGGAATGAGCCCCAACACAGGGGACCCGATGGAGCTGCCTGAGTAGGGGATATATCCGTCACGCGCCACCAGCTCTCCACGAGCATCGAGCTTGAAGTTCTGAGCCACGAACAGTTCATCGTTGAACAGCTTGAAGTGGTCAGCGTTCCGAACGAATCCTTTGGGCCATCCCCCTATCGGGTACAGCTGGTAACGATCAACCTTGGGCATTCAAGTGCCCAGCCCTACTTCAGCGAACCATGCACCTGTCAGTGGTGCAGGTTCGATTCTGCGCCTGCCTCCATAGATGAGGGGACGAGCCTCCACGAGGGTGTTGTAGAACTGCGCCATCCTGAGCAGACGTATCTCGAACCTTGAGCGGTAATCGTCTGCCTTCTCGAAATCTTCTTCCATCTCCCATAGGCGTGAGAGGGACCAATCGACAAGGAGCTGGTGGAATGCTGCGTCGTACACGGGAGAATCGTTGTCACCAGTATCGAACAGCGGATGTTCGTAGTGTTCGATGATCAAATCGTCTGCAGTGCTTGGCGGCGGCCAGATGTGGAGTGTTCCGTTTGTGAACGTGTAGAACCTAGGTGTCGTGTCTGCGGTGATCGTCTTGAGCCGAGCCCAATCGGACTGTGCGATCGCTTCGAGTGGATAATCCTGATCGTCGTTACGTACTGCAAGGACACGGATCACTGTTGCAGCGAGCGCGTACTCGTCGATGTCGGCAGTGAGGGCCTGAGTGATCGGTGTCAGGGCATAGCACCAAGGCCAGTCCCGATTCGATACTACTTCCTGATACCCCTCGTCGAGGTAGACGTCGAGCTGCGTGTCGTCAACGTCGTGAGCTTCGATTCTTGCCAAGTCGCGAACCATCGTCCGCATGGTGTCCCTATCCATGAGACACCCTGTGACCGAAGCATTCCAACTCGCCTGTGCGAACCCTGTTGGTGCATCTCGTCCCGTTGTCGGCATAGGAGCACTTGCCTATCCAATACGTGCCGGGATCGGAGAGCGACTGGCGTGTGTTGTCCCTCTGGCTCATCGGTGAGTTCTTGGACTGGCGGGCTTCCTCTGGAGCTGCTGAAAGCGATCGCCCGCTGGAGATTTTCCCTGTTGCTACTGGACGCCTCATATCTCTCCCTTGTCGATGAGGGTGGGAGCGTAGGGACTCCCACCCTTCATCAAGTTGTCTCCTAGGCAGCGGCAGTCACTGAGTACAACACACCCTGACGGGATGGGTTGGACGTAGTGAGGTTCGCGTAGCAGAGGATGGACACGTACTCGGCGTCCTGGTTGACGGGCCTAGCTGGTGGCGTGACCGAGAACCACTTAGAAGCGAGCTTCTTCAAGTGGATGTAATCAAGGTTGAGGAACCAGATCGGGTCCTCGGCTGCAGCCACTGAGTTTTCCGTGAACGCGACCTGCGCGTACTCGGAGAACGTGAATGGTGCTCCCTTGAACAGCAGGTTCTGGAACCCGCCATCAGCCATCACGGAGTCCTCGAACCGAAGCTGCGGAATGAGTTCCGCTTCATACAACTCGAAGGCGTCCTGCGTGCCGGCAAGGAAGTTCGGATGCTCCGAACCGTTCGATACCGTGTTATACACGTTGGCCATGTTCAGCTGCAGGAGTCCTGCAGTCGAACCATTGTCTCCAGCGTGGTCCTTCTCCGTTGCACGCCAATACGCGTTGGCACCACGATCGATTCCACCAAGGTCGCCCCATGATGGATCGGATGCTGACACGATGGCAGCGATGCCGTCGAAGTCCTTACCGGAGTTGTCGGAACCGTCATCGAAGAACTGACGTTCCATTTCCTCTGCCATCGAGAGCCTGAGCTGCTTGCCTCTGGCCTCGAGGAGGTTCAACAGGGCTTCGGACCCTGAGTTCATGGCTTCTTCGATGCCTGAGTAGTGGAACAGTCCATAGAACTGTCGCCACGGGAACTCGGCAGCGGAGATACCGGTGTTGGGGTCGGTCGCAAAGATGTCGTAATCGGCATACGAACCGACGTTGGCTGACTCTGCGTAGATGAGGGGCTGCACGATTGCCGTGCCTCCTGGCTCATCTTGGATAGCGCCCGCATTCTCTAGTGCGAACATAAGCGGCTTCGACGTGAAAATCTGCTCCACAAGTGTTGGAATCCAACGTTCGATCGTGGTAGCAATTAGACCTGTCGTGCCGTAAGCAGTGTTTGGCATCTGCTCTTAGCTCCTTCAAGTTGGTTACTGCTGTGCAGCCTCCACTTGAGCAATCTTGTACGCCTCACGCATGGACGGTTTTTCGTTCACCTGTTCATCCGCTGTCAGGGTGGCACCTTGCGGTGCAGTGCCCGGACGATTTGTAGCTGCTTGCCCAATGGCGGCAGCCTGAGTTGATTTGCTCTGAGCATGAACCAACCGCTTCGCAAGTATCCCTTCGAGATCCCCATTGCCTGTCTCGCGAGCCTCATTGATCAGAGACTGGCGTAACTCGACAGAGAGGGGAATCTTGAACACCGTTTGGAGTCGATCGAACTCACCGTTGATTTCCGTCAGAGCATTTGCCTGCCGTGAGGCAACCACATCCTCGTTCGATTCAACACGTTCGTTGACCATCTCGTTCACACGAGCATCCAAATCTTCCTGAGTCGGGATCTTCGCTATTTCGATCTCCTTGACCGGAGTAGCGCCCTCCTCAATGAGCCCTGCTTGCACCGAGAGCGAACGGACGAACTCGTGCGGATCATCTGTGAACGCCTTGTAGAAATCCACAGACGTCTCAAAACTATTCCGCTCAGCAGCAAGGGCTTGGGTCTTTTGCGTGTAGTCAGCCTGTCTCAGATATCCGTCCGTGAGGTCACGAACAGAAACCATCTCAGGACCGGCAACGGTTTTGACTTCGAGCTGATGATTCCAAAAGTCATCGGAGCCGGGTGTTAATCCCGACTCCGATCCGTTCTGGCTTGCATCGGCCGTGTCTATCAGTGAATCGGCCAATGTCTGCGCCTCGTCACTGAAACCGTTCTCATCGGCAGTAGGTTGCTCTCCCGTAGGGTCAGCCACATGCTCCCCGTCGCCGTTGTCCTCTACCTCTACAGGGGGCAACCCTGCTTCGGGATCGGCGGAGCTTGCTGGCTCCCCCTCGGACGTAGCGACAGCAAGTGCGTCTGCCATGCTCGTTACGAGTCCATCTGGCACGATCGTTCTTCCTTTCTCAGACACCTATTTGGTGTCGTTGAAAACTTAGCGTACCTCATCCACCCACCAATGGATAGGCAGCAGGGTCAAGAGAGCCACTGTTCTCCGGACCTATGGGGGCTGTAGGAGCCCCTTGTGTGAGCGCCTGAAGTATCTCAGGAGGTACTCCCCCGCCACCGGCTCCTGGGGCTCCTTGAGCCTCTGGTGGCAAGGCACCGGGTTGAGCGTTGGGGTCTGCCTGTGGCTGGACGGGTGCTCCGGAAAGGAGAGCATCCACACCTGGAATACCTTCAGCTTCCAGCCACAGACGGACCATTCGTGACATGTCGATGTTCGTGCCGCTCTGCTGGAGGACGGGGTAGAACTCCAGCAGCATCTGTGCAGCGGCACGAAACTTCTCAGCTCGAGCTTTCGGTGACAGGGCATCGGTCGATGCGTGGTCAACCATGACCTCATACGTCCCTATGAACACTTCCTCGTTCGGGGTGATGACGGACTCACCGAACAGGGAACTTGTCTCAGCGATCGCTTCGGCGCGTGCAGGATCATTAGCTTGAAGGGCTTCCTGTGCATCGTCGCCTGCTTGGAGCTGGTTGATCGCGCGACCGTCAGCTCCTCCGATGAACATGGCCATCTCGTCAACATCAGTGAGGGGATACACATCTCGTGCGATCGCCAGCAGATACTCACCGACGTTGCGAAGTGTCTGCTCGATCGTGTTGAGCTTGGCGTCGAGCTTCACGTTCGATGCACCCTGCATGATCTGAGCCTCGGTTGCGGTGCGGGTCAGCTCCGGTGCTGTGCCTCTCTGGTACTCGGAGATGCCTGTGATCTCATAGACGTCCTGTTGAGCTTGGGTAGCCGACGCGTACACTTCGCCAGCGAGGGGAGCGAGACTGACTGGCTTCACCAGATCGTCAAGTGGAATGTCACCCTTGATGGGGACCAGCTCCCCGACGACGGAGGACTGCATGGCAGCTTTCGCTTCGGGGCTCATGGCATCGTCCTTGATGAAAATCTTCGCCACGTTCCGCTTCCGGTGTGTGATGAGCTGGCTGCGTGTCTTGTCGATCTCAACCTGCACATCGAATATCTGTTCGAGGTCGCCCATGTGATAGGGGGACTGAGGGATCGTGTAGTTTCCCATCTGCTCGACAGGGATCGTGATTCCCTCGACGACCTTCCAAGGATGCTTGTCGCCTTCCTCCGGCACGACGTAGAGCATCTTGTTCGTGATGTCGTACAGCTCGAACAGGACAACCCATTTGCGGTTCCCGCCCTGAGTTGCGTAGTAGGGAGTCTCACCGGAATCGTCATCACCCTTGGTCGGGTCGATCGAGGTGAACTGGTAGTTGGCAGGGATCTTGAATGAATCGTCCTGGCGAGCTTCGTCCTCGGTGAGCCACACCCGTACCGCCACCCAACGAGCGTCATGGATACCTGTCGAGTTGGAATCGATCCATACGTCCCACGGTGTGAGTCTGTCAACGTGCTCCTCGACGACGGTGGAAACCTGATCGGCTGAGTCGGGGCGGTCGATGATGCTCCACGTTGTTTTGAGGTACCCGTCGCCGTAGACGATGTAATCGAACCCTGACGCCTTGAGTGCTTCTTGAGCGCCAACAGGTTTGTGGCGCCACTTCCTGTTCAGGAATGCCTCTTGGATTCTGGCGTTCTTCGTCGTTGCGTCCTTCGAGAACGGTGACACCATGAACTCAGGCTCACGTCCTGTGATGTGGGGCATGATCGTGTTCGCTGTCGAGAACGACACGTTGATGTTCACGAGGTCAGAGGTCGGGTCGTCCGAGCCATATCCCGTCTTGCCCTGATACTGCAACTCCGATCGACGCCACAACCGTTCGCGATGCTGGCGGAACGTGCGACCCACCAAAACATCTTCCCAAAGGTCCTCAGCATCTTTGCGATGTCCCTTGGTAATCGATTCTGTTACGTAACCAACTGTTGCTGGCATATCAGGCTCCTAGACCCATCATCATGAGGGTATTGGCGTTCCCGTCACCGGGTTCGCTGGTTGCGACTGTACCACCAGACACGGCAACGGTCGCACCTGTCAAGGTGATATCGACCGATCCGGTTGTGATCGTCATTGTTCCAGATGTTGAAGTAACTACTGCAGCTGCGGCAAAGATTGGTTGCCCCACAAGGAGGGTGAGAGAGCCTGCGGTAACAGTGACGGAAGCACCGGCGGTGCTGATTGGAATGGCTCCGGTTGTCAGCGCCATCGACCCTGATGTGACCGTGACCGTTGCGGCGTCAGGGACGACGTTAACGGCACCGGTCGTAACGGCTACCGAACCAGCAGACACATTCACTGTTGCGGCATCAGGGACGATTGGCACTGATCCTGTTGTCACGGTCAAGGTTGACGGCAGGACAGCTACGGAGGCAGCTACAGGCGAGACAGGGTTGAGGCCCGTCAGCGTCACCGTTGATGCTGTTGCCGTTACATCAGCACCAGTGAGAGCAATGGGTGCAGCACCGACAGTGACCGACAACGACCCAGAGGTTGCGGTGACGGAGTGAGGAGCAGGGACAATCGGTAGCGAGCCAACGGTGACGGTCAACGCTTGAGGTGTCACCGACACGACGGCAGCTGATGGCACAACAGGGAACACAGATGTGAGGACCATGCTTTGCGGCGTGACCGTGACCGTCACAGCATCAGGGGTGATCGGCACCGATCCGGTTGTGATTACAACAGCGGCAGGCGTGACCGTAACGGTTGGGCCTGTCAAAGCGATCAGTTGAGCTGGGACAACGACGAGCGAGCCAGCTGTGATAGTTACCGACGCTGCGGACGGCGTGACAGGGAGCGAACCAACGGTGAGCGTCATCGACCCAGCAGTGACATCTACCGACTGAGCCCCAGGCGTAATTGACTGGATCGTGTTGAGCAGCAGAGTGGAAGGTGTGACACTGACCGACGCACCAGTAAGCGTGATGTTTTGATGGGTGTTGAGAACCATCGACCCGGCAGTGATGCTCACCGACGCTGCGGCTGGAGTTACAGGGAGGGCACCTGTTGTGACAACGAGAGAGCCTTCTGTAACGGTGACGGTGACGGCATCAGGCGTGATCGGGACAGAGCCAACAGTGACAACCACCGTCGAGGGTGTAACCGAAACTGATGCACCGGCAGGGGCAATGGCTTCAGTCGTGGTTACAACCACCGACCCAGCAGAAACCGAGACTGACGCTCCGGTGAGCGCGATCGCATTCACGCCGGTAAGAGCTACGGTACTTGGGGTTGCGGTAACTGTGTGTGGGTCAGGGACAATCGCGACTGAGCCAACAGTTACGGTCAGCGTCGAGCCTGTTGCCGTGACGTTCACCACTGCTGGGATGACAGGTAGCGACCCTGTTGTGACGGCGAGGGAACCAGCGGTAGCCGAGACAGTGGCAACAGCAGGGACGATTGGGTTCAAGCCTGTAAGGACTACAGAGCCCTCTGTGACTGTCACTGTGACTACTGCGGGAACTATGGGTAGGGAGCCAACGGTGACTGCCATTGATCCTGGCGTTGCGGTAACCGTGGCGGCAGCGGGAACGATGTTCTGCGCTGCCGGTCCACCAGCATCCATCAGCCATTCAACGATGCCATCAACAATGTCTAACCCGGTTGCGGTGATGCCGGACATAGCTGCAAGACGGATGGTGAAGAATGCACGCTTGTTCGGCATGGTGAACGAACCAGTGCCTTCGTCACCCTCGTCGTAGTAGCCAAGGAGAGGATTACCACCAACAGTTTCGCCAACGAGGTGGAAGTCTGGACCTAGCGATGACTGCCAGTTGTATGTATTGGAATTGGTAATCGTGTGCGTACCATTTGCCAAACCACCGGCAATCAGATGGGTGTCGTCCACAATCTCGATCTGTGTCTCTGCTGTGTCATCGGTGTGGCCACCGGCCATCTCCATCTCATCAAGGCAGTACGCCTCGAAACTGAGAAGCGGGATGTCAGTGTTTAGGTAATCAGCTCCAGGAGCGGACGAGCCAGCTACCGCCTCAGAGAGGATCACAAGATCGTAGGTGAGAATATCTGTCGGCGGGCTGGGGCTGGCTTGATCTGACTCTGTGGTGACAGTGTGACCAGCAGACTCAAGGTGGTTGATGATCGTGTTGTCAGATCCGGAAGGGTTGCTTGAGTTCGATAGCCAGAAGATGTTGAAACCGGCAACAGGTTGAGTGACAACCAACGACCCCGGAGTGGCCGTAACTGTGGCAGCCGCCGGTACGATCGCTACAGAGCCTGTTGTCACCACCATCGAACCGGTAGTAACCGTGACCGTGATCGGTGCAGGAACAACTGCATTGGCGCCGGTAAGTACCGTCGTCCCCGGCGTCACATTGACTGTGACTGGTGCAGGAACAATCGGCACCGAACCCGTGGTAACCACCATAGAACCGGCGGAGACTGTCACTGTTACCGGCGCTGGAACGATGGCGTTTTCGGTAGTGAGAATCATCGAGCCCGGTGTGACACCAACGACGTGACCTATGGGTTCGAATGCGCTGACGCCGATCCAATCAAGGTCATAGGTGATGTCCATGACCGATCGGAAGTTGTTCCCGATCGTGAAGTAATCACCTTCATGGGTGTCGTTGTCGATCCCTGTTTCAGCGAACTCCTGAACATTGTTCACCCATACCGTGAGCGTTCCGTTATCAGCAGCAGGAGCGGTTGCGTGGACCCAATGCACCTTGATGTCGTACCAGGTCCCAAGGTCGAGAGGAATAGATCCGTCCTGAGTGACTTGCCCCGCATCGGGTTGATAGGTCAATCTCAGGAACAACTCATCTGACACATTGATGAACCCAAGGAGGAACGCCTTGAAAAACGAGGCGGTGCCCCACAACCCAAAGCCTTGGACATAATCAGTGTCCACCGATGTATGCGAGTTGATTCGCACTCGATAATGCACCCACACATCTGCCTGGTCCTCGGTTGAAAGGCTCTGGGCAAGTTTGGGTGCATCGTTTGTGGCATCAACAGCAGTGGTGACGATCCCTCCGGCAATACTCATCCCTGCCGGTGGCGATCCCCAATCAGTGGTTAGATCATTATGTTCGAAGTAGTCAGTCAGCAGCTCGTATTCGGGCGCAAGGTTTACTGCTTGGTCCGCTCCACCAGGCACAGATACGACCAGTGATCCAGCTGAAACTGTGACCGTTATTGGAGCGGGAACGATTGGTGCGGCACCCTTGGTGACAACTACTGATCCAGCAGTGACGGATATACCAGCGTCAGTGTTGGCACCTCGCAGAGCCAGCGACGGCGAAGCCGTGATAGCCGCTTCAGTGTCATCCTGATGGATTGTCCACCCGTCGAAGCCAGCGACTCCCGCTGCATCGGATCGCCAACGCAAATAGTTCGATGATGAGACAGCGAAATCGAATTGGGCAACGATGTAGTAGGTGTTGCCACCTATCAGGGTGACAGGAGCCGGCAGATCAAAGTGGTCCCATGAGGTGCCATCTATATCGGCAGCTGGCTTGGTCGCAGTCGTTCCACCCGTTATCAGTGTGCCGGGACTTGCAGCGTCATCATCCCAAATCTCGAACCAGATGTCGCCTGCACCGATAGTGCCTGTCTCTAGGAGAGATACCGTGATTTGATCAACGGTTGTGTCAACAGCCGGTGTCCAACCAACAGCTTTCGTGAATTGTGTTGTTGTGTCCTCACCAATGCGGTCTACCTGTGAGGTAATGGTGAGTTGGTTCGCCGCTGCGATGTCTCTGGTTCCCTCACCAAGATGGATGTAATCGTTGACATCAGCTTGATTGAGGTTGACGGCGATACCACCGGAATACCTGACCGTCGCCCAGTTCATATCGAGGTCTAAGTCGATCGTGGCGCCACCAGCCTCCTCCGACATTTTGTGAGAGTCTCGAGTTG